AGATTCGCAACGAAATTGAGAACTCGACCGGCGCGCTCACGGCAAGCGACGAGCTTTTGGTTGGCGTGTTGGTGATGACCATGGAAACCTTGATTGAGGCGCAGAACAACATTGCCGAAACAGGGCACATCCATTACTACAACGCCGGGCCTGCCGCATCGCCTTGGTATAAGATAAGAACCGAATCTTTGGACAAATCCATCAAGATACTTGCCGAGCTTGGCCTAGTGGCCCGGGGACGCCCAAAGAAGACATCAGCGCCAACGGAGATAGATGAGTTATTCGCCTCTGCTTGAACCCGCTTTTGTCTACGCCACTTCGGTGGTGCGCGGCGACACACTCGCGTGTGAGGACATCAAACTAGCCTGTCAACGATTCCTTGACATGGTAGAGCGCAAAGATGCGCCCTATGAGTTCGTCCCATCAAAAGCTGAACACATCCTAAAATTCGCTAAGTTCTGCCGCCATGTCAAAGGGCCGGACGCTGGAAAGCCCATCGAGCTTGAGGGCTTCCAAGTGCTATTTCTGGCTGGCGTGTATGGCTTCCGCGACAAGCGCGACCACTCAAAGCGTTGGGTAACGGACGTTATCCTGTTCGTGCCACGCAAGTCCGGCAAAACCACGTTGGCGTCCATCATTTCGCTGTATGAGCTTTTGTTTGGCGAGGCCGGGCCGGAGGTGTTCACGCTGGCGACAAACCGAGAGCAGGCGTCGATTTGCTTTGATTCATCCAAGGCCATTATGGAAAGCATGGCCCCCGAGCTTCAAAGCCGGTTCATTCCGTACCGCAGCGAATTGAAAAAGGCCGGTGACTCCACATCGACCTACCGCGCGCTGTCCCGCGAGAACCGCAAAACCGGTGACGGTAAAAACCCATCTTGCGCCATGATTGACGAGGCCGCACAAATCATCGAGCGCGGTTCAATCGAGGTGCTGCACTCAGGCATGGGCGCGCGTAAGAATCCTTTAAGGATGTATCTCACCACCGCCAGCTTTACCAAAGAGACAAAGTTCTATGAGGATTTGAGCCACTTCCGCGCTGTGTTGCGTGGCGCTGCCGAGGACACATTTAAGTGGTTTGGCCTGCTGTATAGCGTGGACCCCGGCGACGAGTGGAGTGACCCTGCCATTTGGGGTAAGGCCAACCCTATGCTTGGCATCTCTGTGACCACCGAGGCCATTCAGCACATGGCAGACGAGGCCAAGAGCAAGCCTGCAACCCTCAACGAGTTCCTGTGCAAGCAGTTGAACATTTACGTCAGCGCCAACGCTGCATGGGTCGATAGGCGCTATTGGGACGAATCCGTGGCCCCAATGCCGGAAGACAAGCCCGAGGCCACGTTCATTGGCTTTGACTTGGCGCACAGTCGAGATTTGAATGCCGTGGTGACATTGCACCGGTATGGCGAAGAAGACCTGTATGCCAAGTTCAAATTCTTCCTGCCAGAAGAGTCGCTCGACCTGATTCCGAACCACTACTTGCCCATTTTCAGCCAAGCGGTTGCCTCCGGCGTCCTGCATTTGACACCCGGAAACGTCACAGATTTGAACGAAATCGAGTCATACATTCGCATGGAGGCGGAAAAATATGAGGTCAAAGAAATTGGCTATGACCCTTACAACGCTGCTGCTCTTGTTGCCAACCTCTTTTCCTACGGCCTGCCAGTCAAAAAGGTTGGTCAAGGAATGGCAGTCCTATCCAATCCGTCGAAAACGGCGGAACAACTCATCCTCAAGCGCGCAATCAAGCATGACGGAAACCCGTTTGTGGGATGGCAGTTGGGTAACTGTGAGGTCTACACGGACGTAAACGGTAACGTAAAAGTGAGAAAAAATGAGGCCGACCCAAGCGCCAAGGTGGATGGAATCATCGCAATGATTATGGCCCTGCATTGCCATTTGGACAATGTTTTTGTGTCAGATTCTTATGGACTGCGTTTATTCTGAGTGATAAACTCACGAAAACTGGAGCATCTATGGCTATTCTTGACATTTTTAAGCGTAATCCCAAGCCAACCAACGAGAGCAATACGCTTTTCGGTCAAACGGCTCTAGGTAACAACGTCATCTACTCGGGCAGCAACACTCGCCCCACAGTAAACACCCAAATCCTCTACGTCACGACCTCAACGACCAACACCGCCGGTCGTCCGGTCGATATGTCGCTGCTCACGCGAAACAGCACCGTCATGGCTTGTGTGGGAGCAAAGGCGCGCGCGCTGGCGCAGCTTCCTATCAAGGTGATGCAAGAGGCCGACAACGGAACCTACCTCGATGCAACCAAAGATGAGAAGGTTGGTGTGCGCGACAAGAACAAGGCCCGTCAAGTTGCCAAGCTCTTGAACAACCCAAACAACTTTCAGTCCAAATACGAATTCTGGTATCAATGGCTGATGTGGTATGAGCTTTCCGGCGAAGCGTTTACCTTGTGGTGGAGAGAAGACCAAAAGAGTCCAACTCAGACGCCCATGGAAATGTATGTGCTGGACTCGACGTTGATTGCTGTGACGATCAATCCAGCGCGCTATCCATCGTATCGCCTGTCAACTCCTTCATACGGTTTCAGCAAAGACGAGCCATTGCAGGCTCATCAGGTGATGCACGTTAAGGAAGTTGCGTGGCAAGGTTCTGCCGGTTTCAACAAAGGCATCTTGGCTGCTGAACTGGTTTCGCTCGATCAGGACATCGATGTTTACGCCAACTTCATCATGCTCAATGGCGCAAAGCCAAGCGGTATGTTTGTGACCGATCAGGTCATCCCCAACGGCAAATACGAAGAGATTGCCGCCCGTTTGAAAGAGGCTTGGTCAAGTCTCACCGGCAGTCAGAAAACAGACCCATCAAAACCCGGTCAAGGTATGTTGCTCGATCAGGGCATGAAGTATCAAACCATCGACATCCTGACTTTGCAAGATGCGCAGGCCGCTGAATTGAAGATTCAGACCATGAAGCGTATCTGCGGTTTGTTTGGTGTTCCTCCTGCGATGATTGGCATTGCAGACCAGAAATACAACAACACTCAAACCATGTTGGATGAGTTTTACAAGTCCACGATGTATCCCACAATCGTGAACGTGCAAGACAAGCTCAAGCAGCAATTGTTCCCCGGCTACCCATCGCTTTGCATCCAATTCGACACATCGAATTTCTTGAAAGGCGCTCCGCTGGACCAAATGAATTTCGCAAAAGCCGCTGTCGAGGCTGGCATCTTCACACCGAATGAGGCGCGTGAATACCTTGGCAAGCCAAGCATTGAAGGCGGCGACGAATTGAAGAAAGACCCAAAGGCAAGCGAAGATTTGCCCGGTTCATCACCCCAAGACACGGGCGGCGGTGGTGGAAATCAAAAGAACAAGATGAATATCGGAAAATAAATTTGTCACTTATTTTTCGATTAGTGGTAGCATCCTTGGCAACATACAAGCCACATGGTTTGCCGCCTCCGCGACGAGGCCGACCACCGAATACAATAAAAGACATTGACCGTTCCAAAGTCGATGAGGTAATCCATGACCAAAAACTATCTGATGGTATGCGAGGCCAAACTGGTCCTCGAAAAAAGCGCAACAAACGACGAGCCGAGTGGCAAGATTGAAGCAATCGTCACCACTTGGGGTCCACGCGAAGGAGCCGATGGTCGGCGCTTTAACTATCAACCCGAATCATTTATGACATGGGCTGACGAATTCAGCAAAGCTGGTCGTCCGCTACCTATGTTTGTCAATCACAACGCTGATGCCGTTCCTGTTGGTGAATGGACATCGTTCGAGTTTGATGACAAGGGCATGACCGCACAAGGTCGCCTCTACATGAACACCACCCAAGGCTCTGACCTGTATCAAGTGATGAGCGAAAGCCCCAATATGTTTGGCGGCGTTTCTGTTGGCGCATACGCCGAAGAATATCAATGGGTAAAGGAAGACGGAACCCCATACCCCGCCGGTTCTGGCGATTATTGGGAAGACGGTTACTTCCAAATCACCAAGGGTGGTTTGCGTGAAGTGTCCGTGGTAATGTATCCCAACAACCCTATGGCAGAAGTTCAGAAGCTGGAATATTTCCGCCCTGATGGAACTGCCGATTTGAAAGTTTTGGAGCAAGCCCTTCGTGAAGTTGGACTCTCCAAGAAAGATGCGGTCGCTGCCGCATCTAAATTCAAGAAAGTGCTTGAGCAGCGTGATGCCGCCCAAGAGAATCTTGAACCTGCGCCTCAACAGAGTGAGTCTGATGTGGAAGCGACCGAAGCGGAAATTCTCGCTGCCTTCGAGCAACGCGAACTTCTAAAACAACTCGACAAACGACTGAAAGGTTAATGATGTCACAAGTAATCATCGAAAAACTGGATGCAATCGAGCTGAAACAAGCCGAAGCAATCCAAGCTGTTGAAGCAAAAATCCGCGCCGCCATTGAAGCTGTTAAGGCCGAAGTGAGCGAAATGGTTTCCGCCTTGGAAGCCAAAGTTGCTGCAATTCCTGCTCCCGCAGTAATCAAGCCTCTGCCCAAAACTGTTCGCCAAGATGTGAACCGTTCTGTGCGTGAGCAACTGTCTGCCTTCTACAAAGGCGGTCGCAACGTGGAAAAAGAATTGCAAGTGTTTGCTGACGAAGCTCAACACGCTGCATACTTGGCAGAAGCCTCCGCCCTGACCGGTGGTGGTGATGGCAAGGGTGGTCGCACCGCTTACGACCCCGTGTTCGTCGCTCTGCGTTTGAACAACCCATTGCGCGGTTTGACTCGCACCGTGGCTACCGATGGCTCAAGCTATCAATTCCGCGTGAAGACCGGCAACGCTGGTGCTGCATGGGGCTACGCCATTCAAAACAACGGTTCGGCAACAACTGAAAACACTTCAATCTGGCAATTGGTTTTGCAAGACTTGAACGTGCAGTTCCCAATCCGTACCGCTGCTTTGGACGACATCGACGGTTTGGAAGCAAACGTGGTTGACGATATGTTGGCTGAATTCGCACAAGCCGAAGCTCTGTCAATGATTCAAAACAACGACCAAGGCTTGACCAGCTTGCCATACGGCGGCTCGAACGGTCTGCGCGGCTTGAACCAGTATGCAGGTGCTGCAAGCTCTTACTCTGGTGGTCAAACCACTACCGCTGCCTTCGGCTCAAGCGGCACAGGCTCTACCAGCGGTTTGCACAGCTTGGCTACTTACGACCAGTTGACTTCAAACACCAACAGCGTGACCACCAACAGCGTGACCTACAAAGACGTTATCAACTTCTTGTATGCGTTGCCACAACAATACTGGACACCTGATGCAAAAATCATGGTGAACCCATTCATGTTGGCTGCAATCCGTGGCTTGACAGACAGCAACGGCACTCCTGTGTTCGAGCGTATGTCTCCATTGGAATCAACACCCGGCATCGTTGGTCGTTTGGCTGGCTTTGACGTTGTTGTGAACAAGTATTTGGACACTCCAAACCAAACTACAACCGGTTCTGCTGGCACAACCAGCTTGTACCCAATGTACTTTGCTGATTGGTCACGTTTCCACACCACCATCGACCGTTTGAACATGGTCATGCGCCGTTACGATCAGACATTGCCCGGCTACATCACCTTCTTCGGTGAGAAGCGTTTGGCAACTTCTGTCCGTGACCCATTTGCAGGTGTGCGTTATCGCTCAACCGCAACTGCGACCTGATAGTTGCAATCGGAGGGGCCAAGCGCCCCTCCTTTCTTAACTCTCATTGGAAATACCATGACCATCAATGAAAAAATCCTGAACGGCATTAAGCAAGCCATTACCGAAGGTGGCAAAGTCACCATTGACCTGAAAGAAGCCTCTGCAATTACTGGTTCTGGTTCGGGTGTTGGTGGTAATGTCGTGTTTGATGACGCATTTGCTGCGCTTCGTCAAGCGAACCCATTGCGTCAAGGCTCACGCCAAATTACTGTGGCTGGCTCTGATGCGCAGTTTGTTGCCAAAGTCGGTAACGCTGCGAATTCCACTAACCCTTGGGGTTACACATTTACTCCCAACTCAGGTTCCCCTAATGTGGACACCGTGATTTGGCAACTTCCAGTTCGCGTTCTTGTGGCGCAACTTCCTATCCGTACAGCGGTTCTGTCGGATGTGAATGGCTTGGATTCTTCGATTGTTAGCGACCTTGTGCTTGAGTTCTCGCAACTAGAGTCGCAATCAATGATTTTGAACGATGACCAAGCTGGCTCTACAACCACCAGCACAGGTGCTGGCTACGGTTTGCGTGGACTTGACTCTTACGCATCCGCTTCTACTAGCGCATTTGGCTCCTCTGGTACTGCGATGACCGATGGCATTCATAGTATTGCAACCGTTTCGCTCGGCGGCTCTGCTGTGACTTACAACAAGATGGTTGACATGGCAAAAGCCCTCCCATCTCAATATTGGGCGCTGCCAACAACTGCATGGCAAATGGCTCCAAGCATGATTCTGGCTCTGCGCGAGTTGAAGGATTCTTCTGGTATGCCTTTGTTCTTAGAAATTGGCGAAAAAGATGGCGCAGCAATCGGTCATGTGTTTGGTTTCCCTGTGATTCCTAACCCATATATGTCCAGCGCATTCCCAATCTATTTGGCTAATTGGGAACAATTTATGACCATTGGTGACACAGAGCAAATGAATGTTCAAATGATGGAGCAAACACAGCCCGGGTACATTACCATGTACGCCGAGAAGCGCGTTGTTTCCACCGTCCGCAATCCGTTTGCTGGCGTTCGCATGAGCGCAGCCTAAGAGGTAAAAGATGTCCGTTGATTCACAACTCGGTTATTTGAACTACGGTGCGCCCACGCGCAATCCGTTCAACTACGCAAAAACAGAGCAGATCAACCGTGACGTTACAACCCCTTGGTTGACCTTGGAAGAAATCACCCAGCAGTTGAACCTGTTTGATGATGAGAGCCAAGACTCGTATTTGACCGGCCTAGAAGTGGCTGTGCGCATGGCTATCGAGGATTACCTTGGTATGTC